TTGGCGACATTGTTCTGTCGAAAGCTGTTGTCGTAATGTCAGCGGCTTGCGTCATTGCTTTTCGCAACGTGGACTGACGATCCCTTACGCCATCAGCCAACGTTGTAACAATTGACCGACCGCTTTTCGTTAGGTCTTTGAATGGGCCTTTCTTAGCATCCGAAAACGGCAACAGCTTTCGGATCTCTTTAAAACTGTTGACGACAGTATCTTTAAGCGCAGTAAATCTTGATATAAATCCATCCCTGATTGTGTTGATAATTGCCTGTCCAACCCCTTTTAATTTTTCGGGCAATGCCAAAAAGGTGTCAACAATTTGCGTTCCGATGCCTTTGACGTGCGTGACAAGGCCATCCCATATAACTTTAAGTCCACCGATTATCGTTCCGAAAATTTCTTTTAGGCCAAAAGCTACTGTTTCGACGTTCATCATTGCGCCTTCAAAATCACCACTCAAAAGAGAGGTAAAGGCTTGCCAAGAATGAACCAAAACAGTTGTTAAACCATTGAAAATTGATTTAATCCCATCGATAACTGGCTGCAAAAATGTGACGACAGAATTGAAAGCATCTAGCAAAGGTTGAGCGGCTGGAGCAAAGATGGCCTTTAATCCATCAACAAATCCTCCGAACCAAGCTTTTAAACCGCCAAAGATATTCTTGACACCTTCGACTGCCGTTTCGCTATCGCCTGTGAAAATGCCGGTAAAGACTTGCCAAATGCCTTGGACAACTTGAACCACACCCATGAAAGAAGTTTTCCAAGCTTCAAAAATTGGCGTGATATATCCAATTGCTGTTGCCCAAACGTTTTGAATTAAGGATGAAAGATTTTGCCACGCAGATCCAAGAAAATTTAACGTGCCGTCAACGCCAGCTTTGAACCAATCAACTTTATTGTAAAGAAGCGTGAAGCCAGCGACCAGTCCAACAATGGCAGCGATGGTCAATGTAATTGGAGAAGTCAAGATCGCAAGGACGCCACCGGCCACAGTTCCTGCCGCGCTTGCGCCAATAAGAGCAAGTTTTAGGCTGCCAAGTAATCCAACCAATGATGCGACAAATGGAGCAACCGCCACGACTCCGACAAACGCACCAGCCAAAACGACTAAGCCTTTTGTGAGGCCAGGGTTTGCGTCAGCAAAATTTGCAAAGCCAGCAATGACCGGAGCCAAGCCTTTCATCAAGTCTGTAAGGGCTGGCAGCAAAACAGATCCGACAGCAATGCCAAGGTCGTTTAAATTATTTTTAAAAATGATTTGAGCGTTAGCTGCTGTTTTACTTCGTTCGGCAAATTCTGCTTGCATTGAACCAGAAAACAGTTCGCTACTTGCAACTGAATCCAATGCTTTTTTGAGGTTTTCTGTATTGGTAAGCAGTGGCGTCAGCGCCCGTGCTTCAGACCCAAACATTTGGGTTGACAGTGAATTGCGTAATTCGGCGGGGGCTTTAGCTAACCGGGCAAAAACGTCAAGGATTGTTCCCTCCGCGTCTTTCTGCATATCTTTTGCAAGCTGCGATGAACTAAGCCCTAGTTGGTCAAAGGCTGCCATTTGCGACTTTGTAGCCGCATCGCCTTTCATTAAAGCTTTGGTCAAGTTACGGAACGATGTGGCCGCGACTTCAGGGGCTGCGCCTGCGCCAATCATTGCCGTGCCAAACGCCGCAATTGACTGTTCACTGATTGCCATCTGCCCCTTAAGGGCACCGACACGCATCATGAAATTTGTCGTTTCTGCTGCTGTTGCCGCAAAATTGTTGGACAGATGGTTGATCGAGTCCGCTAGTGCTTCGACTTGATCTTGGTCAAGACCCATCGCCGTGCGGAACTTTGCCATCGCGTCGCCAGCATCTTTGGCGCTGATGTCGAAAGCGACGCCCATTTTGGCGGCAGATTCTGCAAACCTGGTCAGCTCATCATTAGCAACTCCCGCTTGCCCAGCCGATGCCACGATTTCAGCAAAACCAGCGGCAGTGATTGGAATTTCTCTCGCTAGCGCACGAATATCGCTCTGTAAATTTTTGAACCCTTTAGGCGATTCAAAATCAACAACCTTTTTAACGTCGGACATTGCCGACTCGAAATCAACGGCAGCTTTGACGCTGCCCATGATGCCTGCCCCTAAAGCTGCGGCTCCAACCGCTGCGGCCTGAAAAGCATCGTTTCTTAATACGTTTTTAAAGCCCTTCGCACTCGCTGCGGCGGCATTGTTCATCTCGCGAGAGACGTTTTTGCTTAAGCTCGAAACGCTGTTTTGCGTTTGCTTAATCGACTTTTTAAACGAAGCGCCAACCTTGCCGCCAATCTCAACAATTAGATTGGACTTGCCTTTAGCCATCGGTCAGTGTCTCCGTTTTTGTTCTCTGTTGATTTCTTTTTCTAGTTTTTGAGCAGAAACGACCCACGCTTGCAGGTCGTCAGTGCTCAAGTCAAGAATGTCGTTCAAGCCCCAGCCAGTGAGTTTCGCAAGGATTAAAACGCCTTGTCTTAGCTCTCCGACTGGGAAGATTGAAAAGATTGAAGAACGTTCGACACCCGAAGAAAATCAGATGCATCTAGATCTTCAATTGAGCTTGGAGCAACGTCGCAAAGATTGGCCATCATTTTGACGACCTTTCTTCCCTCTGATCCTTTGGCATCTTCAAAATTGAGCTGATCTCGTACTGTTGGCCGTCTCATCGAAAGACTGTCAACAGTGACGCCATCAACTTCGATGGCGTATTCGAGTTCAATTTGCTCAGTTGGACGGGGGTTTTTGGATGCCACTTAATCAGACTCCCATTGCTTCGCGAAGACTAGCAAGCTGATCTGTGCCATTAACAATCCGCTTCATGTTCTCAATGTCAATCTCAATGAGATCTTCATTGGCGATAGCGAACTTGTAATAGCGAACAGCCATCGTAAAGGCTGCCTCAGTCATTGCGCCAGCTTCAAACGAGCCAGGGTCAAAAGACTTAATTGATCCGGTCATGTTGGCCACGACTGAAACTGCATCAGTATCGCCGTTGCGCTGTAACGCGCCACGAGCGGTAAGTTGCACAGCGTTTTGGTCGTAAAGGCCAAAAACTTTCAGAGCGTCAGGGTCGTACTCGGCCAATGTGAACTCAGCCTCAAGTGACTCCATCCCCATATCAATGGCGATAGGAGCATCAAGACCGCCTGCGCGATAATCCTCAGTCTGAATGCCAAGGGTCGGCAGGGTCAGCTCTGTAATGCGGCCAGCGTATCCCTGGCCATCAATAAAGAGCGAAAAATTTCGAAGAGTGCGTGGGAGCATGGTTCAGTCCTTAGTTGTTTGAATCTTCGGACTCACCGTCCGTTGTGGTTTCCTCGTTGCCAGGTGCGTTTTCTTCACCTTCATCAGTAGCAGAGTTGTCGTCTGCATTGCTGTCAGTGAGGATGTTTTCAATGTAGCCGTTAGTCAGAATTGACCGGAAGCGAACACGCTCTGCGGGATAAGCAGGGGTAAACTCAAAATCAATTGTGATCTGACCGTTAGCAACATCGGTTGCAGTGTTGGCGTCTGGGTTGATGAAAACATCAGACCCAAGGATTGCGCCGCGTGTTTCCAAGCTGCGCAGATAGGAAGCCACCGACTCGCGAACGTCTTGCAGATATGTTCTGCTGATGCAGCGATCCACGGCCCAAAGATGAGCACGCATCACGCTCTCGTTCACCATGTCGAGAATGCGACGGGTGCTCAGGAACTGAAGCTGTGCGTCTGATGTTGTTGTGTGGTTGCCCCAAAGGCGGAAACCGTTTTCACGAATAATCGTGGCAACATCGTTTTCATTCAGGATATTGGCCTCTGCGTTCTCATCGCCCAGGAAGAACCCGACAGCCCGACTTGTGCCGAGGATGCCTTGAATGATCCGGTTTGAAGGGGAGAACCAGAAACCGCGTTCAGCGTCAGATTTAGCGATCACGCCAGCGACGTGAGCCGATGCAGGCTTAGTAACGGTTGCCCCGTTCACCGTGCATTTAACCCAAGGGTCTACAACGTAAATGCGATCTGAAACATGAAGGTCCGCATAAAGCTGCGCTTCAGCTTGAGTCGTATTTGGGCCGTCAGCAATAACGACAGCGCGAAGACGATCACCAACCCCAGTGCCACCGGCTGCCAAGCTGGCAAGCTGCGCGACAACAACGTTGGCCACTTCTGACCCAGCGGTCAAAGTGCATTGATGCGTAAAGCCAGGAGCGCAAAGCACTTTAGGTGAAAGACCTAAAAGTGATTCTGCTTTTGTAAAAGCCCAAACGCCAGTTTGCGCAGTGTTGTTGCCTGCAACGTTTGCAATTGCAGCAGCGTCGTTCGCACCTGCATCAACCCGGACAACGATGACTGTCGCGCCTATCTGTTGATAGATGCCGTCCATAGCGGCTGGCAAAGTGCCAGACGTTCCAAGCTTGGCTGCTAGGGCTCGACTGCCTGAAATCAGGACAGGGGTGTCAAGTGGGAAAGCGGCAGCGTCAGCCGTTGGCGCGGTGCCAATAAGACCGATAACTGCGGATCGAACTGTCTGGATTGGACGAACGCCAGAGGTGAGTTCGACCACCTCAACGCCGTGTAAAAAGTTGGTGGTCATTGTCTAAAAAATCCTCCTAATCATTTTAGGTCTTTTTGGTGATTGGCTCCATCAACGGACAAGCCACAAATCGAGCTTGTCATTGATTGGTTTTAGTTTGCGCCAACGGTCGCCCACCGGCTGATCCTTGCGAAGGGCCAGCTTACCGAGCATTCCGATAGCGTCCCACTCTTTGCGAGCGCGTCTGTTGACGTAAGTTTGCTCGGGGTCGTAATCGGGGTTTTCAACTAGCTGATAGAAAGTTTTACGGATGTCAGCTTCACGAGCGTAATCAGGAACCCTTAAATCAAGCTCTGAGCCAGTGCCTAGCTCAGAAACTGGAAGGCGTTCGTCTTGCGAGCCATGCTCATTCTCAGGATCTGGCGCATCAAGTCCTTTGGCGTTCCAGACTAAATATTCAACCGGCGTGGTCAGTTTGCGGCCAAACTCATCCCGTAAAAATTGCCCCGACCAATTTAGGGACGCGCTATCACCTAAAACACCGGGCTCAGCAGAAACAATTCCTAGCAGCTCCTCGGGTGCGTCGTCAGCGGTTGCAAATCGGATGAACTCGCCATCCAGGCAAACTGCATAACCGCGCCGATCTTCATCATCAGGATTGCCGTCTAGCCACTCAAACATCTCGGCGTAGTCAGCCGAGCCAACGTCAGCGCCGCCGTCAAAATAGCCGTTTCCGTTTGCACGAAATTCAATTTTTGGCGAGACAACGTCTGCATGAAAAACAAAATCATTGTCAGCAACGCTGCGGCCAGCAATATATGTGATATTGCCAGATCCGGCGTAAGCATTAAAAGAATGCTCGCCTGTCCTGTATGGCGATGTAGCCGTCCCCGTTGTGCTGTTTCTTCCGCGTCCTGCGTAGACAGAGCTCCAATGCCAAGCGCGGCCCCTTACATCTAAATTATGAAGATAAGTGTCAGTGCCTGACGCAATCTGCTGAACCGCGTAGACCATTGCGGTGTCTTCTGTCGTAGCCTCGTTGCCTTCGCCGCGATAGTCGCCGTTAATCTGTGTATAGGCTGACCAATCGCCAGTTCCGGTTCCAGGGTGAGACGTAGCATTCCGACCGT